GAGGGTGACGTACCAGCGCACCGGCCTTCCAGTGAGGTCGGAGGTGTGGAACACCTCCGGCGTGTAGCCGCGGCCAACCATACCCGCGTCCCGGTAGGCGTCTCCGGTGTGGGAAAGTAGAGCGTCGACCTGCGCCCGCTCCAAGACCGGTACTCCGTACTGACGACCCAACTCGATGGCTTTCAGTTGCCGCTTGAGGTCATAGTAGGCGCGACGGTCGGCCACCTCCGCGCGCACCAGCGAGAGACGCCTCTCGGCCTGGGCGAGGCGCTCATCGTCGCCCGGGCCCCACAATCCCGACTGTGTAAGGTCGACCTCTCGTTTGGCCTCTTTGAACTCAGCAGCCTGACGCTCGAACTTGGCATGCAGCGCCTGCAGATCGTCGGGAGCGTAGGTCTTGTAGGGATTTGTGCTTGCCTCGCGCGCGCTTTCCCAAGCGGCCAGTCGGCTCTTCGCCTCGGTCTCAAGCTCCATCAACCGTTGTTCGTCCGGATGGCCGGTCCGCTCTATCTCCCCGGTCCGCTCCGCCGCTTCTTCATCCTTGTCTTTAGCCGTTCCCGGGCTAGGCTTGCCCCCGCTGCGCTGCCGAGACTCACCGGGGATCTCGCCGGCGCGCCTCCAGTGGGCGTTAGGTCCTGGCGCCCACCCTTTATCCTTGCCGACGGCCAGAACAACGGCGTCGGCCCAGGCCTTGGCGATGCTCTCAACAACAGACATTCCAACCGCCTCCAGAGAAAAGTCCGCTATTCGGCCCGGGGGCCCACCCTTTATCTTTCAGTACGAAAGCCCGGAGGTCTTCCAGGCCCGCTGTTTTGCTCTTGCGGACCGGCTCAGGCGCCGCGGCGGCCACCGGGGCAGGCGTCCTGGCCCCGCCGGCCAGCCCGTGCTCGTCGTAGCTGGCCTCGTCGGAGACCCCTGGGCGCTCAGACCTGGCTATGCAGACGCACTGGATAATTTGGTCCGGCCCGGCTCCCAGCGACCGGTCTCCCGGGAACATGAGTTCTTCAATCGCGCCCTTGCGGTTCGCCACTCTGAACGGCTCCCTGATCGGCCGCGTCTGTCCGTGCGCCTCTCGGTGCCACGGCCGCGTGTTCGGCATGAGCCGCGACACCCACCTCTTCTCGGCGGCCCCGGCCTCCACCGCTATCTGGTAGGCCCCGGCCCTGTTGGCGGTGATAACTTCCGTCCGGGCGATCCGCTCGGCCCGCGCCGGCCCGAAGGTTGTCTCGTCCAGGGCCCGGATGCGGGCGATGAGATCGTTCGTGCCCTCGCCCCGGTTCAGGCCCTCGACCAGCGTGTCGATCAGTCGGCGATGGGTGGCGGCGCTCACGTCGTCCACCACTCCGGGGATCACGTCCTTGCCCAGCCAGTCCGCAGCTCCGGCCACCGCCAGCTCCCAGGTGAGCTGCCCCAGGAAGGTAGCCTCCCGGGTAAGCCCCGAGGCGAACGCGGCCGCCTGGGCGGGGGTGAAGCTCAGTCGGCGCTCCGAACCGGCCAGGCCCAGTCGCCGGTAGAAGCCCAGGGCCGCCTGCTCGGGAGCGACCACCGTTATGCCTCTGTCTTCGGCGGCGGCCATACGGGCCAGTTCCCGCATGAGACGCCGCCCGGCGGTGGGCGGCGCTGCGGGGCTGATCCACAGGCCGGTGACCACCAAGTCGCGGCCCTTCCCCGGCATCTCGTACTGCGCAGCGGCGATGACCCGACCGGCGGCGTCCCGCAACACGGCCAGGCCGTACTCAGGCTCCCCCTCTTCCAGAGGCCGGACGGCCTTCCGTACCCACCGCTTGGTCTCCGCCAGGACCGCCTCCCTTTCAGCCCCCGAGGCTAGGACGAAGGTGGCCTCCGGGCCCTCCAGCCAGCCCGCGCGCGTCCAGGCCGGGGAGGAGGGGCCCGGGGCCCTCTGCGCCAGGGCGAGCGCAGAGTCGGCGCTTAGGGCGAAGCGCCCGTCGGCGCCCCGTATGAATCCGAGATCGGCGAACACGGTCTCCGCCCCAGGAGCGGGCGTCAGAGTAACCCCTTGCCCCCGCGAGGCGGCGAGCCCGGCCAGTTCCCGCACCATCTGCAGCCCGGAACCCGGCACGAGCATGTCCAGGGCGCCCAGACTGCGGACGGCGAGCCCTGTGCCCCTCGTGCTGAAGGTGGCCGCCGCCACGGCCCGACCGGCTCCGTCTCTGAGCACCGCTCCCTGTAGGGCTCCGTCTCCCGCCCGGTCCTTAAGCGCGCGCAGGAAGGCTCCGGCCCCGGGGTCCGCCGAGGTCTCAAGCCCCCGCAGACGCCGGGCAAGCGCCCCCGCCTCCTCGCGCCCCAGGCTGTCGTAGCCGGGCTCCGTGCCCCCGGCCGGCCGCAGACCCGCCTGCCCGCCGGTCCCCACCGCCTCCCGTAGACGGCTTCTCAAGAGATCGGCCAGCTCCTGGGCATCCGCCGAGGCCTCGAGGAGACCCTCCAGCCAAGTGTGGTAGGTGAGCACCGTCTCGGGCGGCAGCGCCCGCAGGGCCCCGGCGGCCACCGGCTGAATCTCGGGCGGATGCTCCTTCAGGTACTGCACGTAGCGCCCCTCCTGGCGGCGCAAATAATCCCGGAGCGCGTCCCTGAGAGCGACGACCTGCCTGGCCAGCTCCCGGGCGTCGGGTAGACCATTCACGGCCGGCAGACCGTTCTGAAGCCACTGCTCGTTGTCCAGCTCGGCCACCTTGCGCACGAACGTGCGGACCTGGGGCAGGGCCTCGCGGAGGACCTCAGGCGCGGACAGGCTCACCGTCTTCCTCCAAGACCGTACGGTTGCCATCCTGGTCCGCTTCCTGCACCCAGTCGATCAGGTACCCGAGCTCGCCGGCCATCTTCCGCAGCGTCCGCAGCTCCGCCGAAACCCGTTTGCCCACCGGGACGGGGGCGCCGTTCTCGTCGGTCGGCTGAGGCAACGTCCCCGGCTCGTTCTCGAAGGGCTGCTTCCCCCAGGTCTCCAGCACCGGGTCGGTGACGGCGCCGGTCTCGGGATCCAGCCCGGCGGCCGGCAGGCCCGCCCACTCGCGCACTTCGTTGTTGGTGGCGGCGCCCACGTAGTAGCTCCGGGTGCGGGCGATCTGCTCCTCGTCGGCCAGGTCCATCTCCACGAACTGGAAGCGCAGCGGGAAGTCCGGCCCGAACTCATCCTCCAAGAGCCACTGGATGCGCTTCTCCCAGCGGTTCTGATCGGGCTTGATCACCTGCTCCTTGAAGGTCTTGTCCTGGTCGCGGGAGTTCGCTCGGTTGGCGTTCTCGATGATGGTGACCTTCGAGGGGCTTACCCGATGGGCCATGATGACGGTGTCCCTGACCCAGCGGCGGTAGTCCATGAAGTCGGCCTCGGTCCGGGCCTCGACCGTCAGCTTCTCGATGTGCACCTTGAGGTTGGTGCCCGGCTCGGTCTCCAGGACGAGGGTCTGGTGCGCCTCGCCCCG